AAGGGAGTAAAATAAAGATCATTCATTTTGTTATTGCAAAAAGAATCCTCTATAAAGGTGTCGTATGTATGGATGCACTCGGTGCAGCGTCATTTTTGCAGCAATTGACAATAAGTTTGTTGTTTTGTTGGCCATTTTTTTTTAACAAAAGTATTAGTTCAGAAAACGAAAACAAGTGCCAGAAATAAGACAGGACACACAACTGCAAACAGTAATGTCCGAAGTAGAGGAAAAAAGTGCTGAGTCAATGCCTGAAAGAGATAGTATCGATTCAGAACAGTCTGGCAGCGATGTGGCTGCAGATTGCATTGATTTTAAGGCACCGTTGCGCGGTCCAAGCGATATGAAAGAGTTGCTTTCGATGATGCAGCAACGTGGTATCGTAAACGAAGAAAACCTTGTTTTTGACGAAGATTTTGTTAGCCAATTTTACGACGACGATAATCAAACGCAGGGCGTCGAGCGCATGTTCAATGGGGAACCGCGTGTGTGGGGCGACATATTCTGGACAATGATTCATTTGTTGACGTATTACTACCCAGAAAACCCGTCAACCGACGTCAAACAAGCAGCCTACCAATGGGTACAGTCGTTACGTTTTCTTTTACCCTGCGAAAATTGTCGCCGAGGCTATCGCAGGGAATTGTTGGAAACGCCTGTGGAAGAATTTTTGGACTCGCGAGAAACTTTTATCGAGTGGGGCATCGAATTGCACACTTCCGTCAATAAGCGACTGAATCAGGCACCTTTCGACACCGACGCCACGTTCAAACGCATTTTGACAAAAGAAAAGCGCGCTCAAAAGCAACGCGCAAACGAAGTCGCCGGCGGCAAGCTAAAAACGGCACGCTCTGTGGACACCACTCACGCAAAACACAGTCGTGTAAGCAGCGCACCGGTTCGTGTCAATCGGAGCAGCCTTCAGACAACAGGAAGAGGTAAACATAATGTTGAAAGTCGCGTCGACCAACAGAAAACGTCGTCGCAACAATTTGCACCGAAGCGAACGACCTACAATCCGCCTGGGCGGCAAAATGCTACGGCTGCACAGTCTTTGCAAAGTGTTCGCGATGCGTTGAAACGCGGCAGCAAACTTTCGCAGCAGCAGCGGGCCAATGTGTTGAAAAACAAAAGAGCACAAGAGGCTCGCAGCGTCAAAAAGCCTGCCGAGTGCAAGTCGTGCGGCTCCAGCAGCAGGCCTGTCAAACCGTCCAGCTTCTGATTGCGATCGTAGGCATGTCAATGCAAAAACAAATAAAAATGTGTTACACTGTCTTTTCAGTTTTTGTACGGTTATCGCTCTATTGCATTGAAACAAACATGACAGAGCGATACGTGAAAGAAGAATTGTGCAAACGTTTGGACGAGTTTGGCCGAACAAAAAAGGCCACCAATACAGTTTACCGGAAATTTGTCAATTGGGATGGCGAATCGCGCTGGACATTGCTATTCGACTTGCAACAGACACTTGAACAAAGCGCCGATTTTGTTAACTCCACTATACGCAAAGATGCTGTACAGTTGGACACACTGCCGGCCACTTACATGTTTGCGGAGAAGTATGCAAAGAGACGTCGAGATGCAACAGAGCAACATCATGCGGAAGAAGAAGACGACAGTGCAGAAAGCGATCACGATCACCGAAAGCCTCAAACAGTGGCCAAAGACGCTGTCGTTGTCGCGCAAAATGTCGATCGCATTCTGTCCATGAAATGTTTGCACGAATCGCTGTGCAATGTTCAAGAAGCGATTGTTCAATTCTGCAACAAAAAGCGTTACAAGAAAGACGATGTGGTTGTGGCGTTGTTCTTCTCTCTGCTGAATGCAGCTACACGCATCGCACAACGCATTCAAGAGTTTTTAAACGATCTGAAAGCTATGCCTTGAGTGCAGTCTTACTGCTATTGAAAGTGTACAAAAAAGCCAATAAACAAAATGTGCCAGCCATTGTTGCCAAAAAATAATATTCTCTTTTTTTTAGAATAAATAGAATCTAGTAGTGAACATGATTGAACAAACCAAATATTTTCAAATTGGCGCAGCAACACTTTTGTTGGGAGCAGTTGCTTCAGGCAATGCCAACTTAGTTGCGGTTGCTAGTGCAGTTGTAGTGGCTAGTTTGGCTGCACCGCTTTACCCAGACAGCATTTTCGCGGATTTTTTGCACTGTAAAAAAACTGACTGGCAAGATGAAACTTTTTATGAACAATGGAGTGAAGACGAGCACTCAGATCAGTCTTTTGATGAAGAAATTGAGAGCAGCGACGAGCCTTTCGAAGAAACCGACTTGGACGCGGAACAGTCCGCTGAAGTCAGTGCGGAGGATTTTTCCGACGCTCAACCTGAAATTTCGGATCAAGTTTCGGGAGAGGTCGTCGACGGCGAAGCCGGAGAACACAAGGATGTTAACTGATCGCATAGTAGTGTGGCAATGAAAAATGATTTTGAAGTCAAATTCATACCTAAACATCTTGGACGATACCTCTTGATTGCTGCGAGAAACAACTTTGCATACACGTCCTCATCAGGTTGCTTGTGAGAAAGTAGCAAGCGGTACCAAGACAGCACAACCGAAACACAATTGTTGCGATCATAATTGTTAGCAGTAACGGGCTGCAATGATCAATGGCGTTGTGGGTGACAAAAATACCAAAAGCGATTTGTGTCATCAGCATTATCGACGTGTACGCAGAAATGATTTGACAAGTACGCCACGATGTTGCTATCGTGTTTTGTGATGCATTTTGCGGCGATTCAGTTATCAGAAAAACACTGTATGCTGGAAAAAGGCTCACGAGCCACAGTACCGCGTCTAAACAGAGAAAAGCGCCAATTGTGCGCAGCAAACTGTCAGAAGCGCTCCGACATTCGCCAGCAACGTTCGCAAAAAAAAAAGTTTCCGTGGCGGCCCAGCATCCAATCATGATGGTAATTGTGATCAAAACGGATTTTGTCGCTTTATATTCATTCGTCGCCATTTTATGTCAGAGAAGCGATGCATCGCAACCTCAAAATTTATCTTGACGCTTTTTATTTTAAAAGATATCGGACATCGACATGCGACGCTACCTCGATGTCACGAGGTGGCAAAAATTGCGTGTCAGTTGTCAATTTGTCGCTTGCGGTTCTTTCTGCAGAAAGGCTCTGTAAGCGAAATGGCGGCTGCTCATTAATATTCCGCTCCATAATTTGTTGTGCCTCGCCCAACGATTTTTGTACATGCAGTGCCAAATTTTTAGCTTTCTTTTCAGCATCGGCCATGGCAAACTGCTGAGCAGATATTGCTGCGCGGGCTCTACCATTGTCTGAAAGTGCAAAATAAACATTGTTGACGCTATTGGCGCCGTTTTGCATTGCTACCTGCACAAGTTCGGACAATTGGCTCAAATTGTTCTCTCCTTGCAGCTGTATGTCTGCCGTGTTTTGCACTGAGTAGCTGAGCAGTTGTTCGGTATCAGTATCGTAGTTTGGCGTAACTGTAAAACTTCGAGTCTCTACACGAGCGTCTGGTGCCACTTCCGCGATTTTGTTGACAAGCCTGTTGAATTGTACGGCGTTTTTCGCTCTTGCGTCGGGCAAAGTGTCAATGACGACGTTTTCTGTCCGCACGCCGACGCTTGCAGAAGCCTGGTCCGGCCGAACAGAGACGCGTCCGATACCAACTACTTTGACAAATTTGTTGCATTGGTTAAAAGTACGCATCAGCGCCGGCATCGACAGTGCTAGTAAAGCAGTAACTGCAATAAATACCAAACCAACAATTGCTATGGTCAGCATTATTCGCGCAGACTCTCACTTTGTCATTAATGGCATGAGTATGAATTTTTGTTTCATTTCACTGGACTTCGACAGCTGTTGCAGGCCGTGCAGTTATACGTAGAAAATGAATAAAACATATCCGATTTTTGTCAATTACACATTGTCTCACATGTACTGCTTTCCAAAAAGGAAAGATCAGGCGCTCCCCGAAATCACGAATGATATTTTCCCAGCGGCGCGTACAACAGTGTAGAATTTCTCAATGCGTCTGAAAAATCTCGAGTTGGGCAGGGCGAATCAAGTTTATTGCTCAAAAACTTCTATGCGCGCCAGATTTACAATTATTTGCGCCAGCGGACGACATATGCAGCATTGACACTGGTAAAAAATCCATCTGTACTGTCTGAACTTGACGTTGTCGGAGAATGACCATCTGCTTTTTTCTGCTGCTCAATCTGTTCGTCTGATCCGCGTTTGCGTTTGCGCTTCCGCCACGGTACTGCGTGCGCTCGTTGAATGGCTGCTTGTTTTTGCATTTTTTTGCAAACCTGTAAAACGCCGACGTCATTTTTGGCTTCCTCGTACAACTCCTTTGCCCGAGACAGGTTTGCTTTGACACCCACGCCATTTTCGTAGATGGTGGCAAGTTCGCTCAACAGCGCGAGATTGCCCGCAAAGGCCACCAATCCGGCTCTCACTAACTCAACTGCTTCACATGAACGCCTTTCGTTTCGAATGTGTTCAGCATGATTGAGAAGCGCGTCGACGCCTAACTTCTGCAGCAATTGCACAGATTCTTGCTGGCAATTGGTGTGACTCGTGCAATTGATCAAACAAACTGCCAGCAAAAAGATGCTGTCCTTGTGTGACGGTTGAGACGATAGCGCGGCGCGAGCGTGGGCAATAGCTTTGACAAATCTCTGCGTTCGCACGGCACCTTGACTTCTCTGCGCATTTTGATAGTACGCCAGAGATAACATGTGCCAATACTGGGCACGCCGATCGTTCTCTTTTTCGAACTTTGCTGCCAACTTTAAATAGTCATACCGTTTGTGCGATAGGCTACTGCGATGTGTGCACAAATGCTGATACATCCGAAAGCATGCGTCGGCACTTTGTAGGCGCACTGCGCGGCCAGCCAACTCGAGAAAAAGTTTGACATTTGTGTCACCAAGGTCAGGATGCAGACTCATCTGCACACTGTAGTGACGCAAAACAACGTCGGGCATTTCTTGATCATTTAAGCCGACACCCTCACTATCAAGCCAAGCTACAGCTTGAGGCAAAAGTCGCTGTGCCAATTCGTCATCTTCAGTCAGCGCCGCTATGCGCGCCAAAGTAAATTGACTCGACCGACAACGTTCAGCGTTCCAATAATGCTGCAATGCTGTCTTGACTTCGCCACCAAGATCAGCGATACGACCGGCCACCAGCGCCAACTGTCGCCGATCATCCGTAGGCCAGGCGGCTTCACTGCTGCGGGACAAAAAAGCAGTCACACAACCTTTGTTTGTGGCTACTTCAGTCTCTAAAAAATGATATAAAGTGTCTTTGGCCGTGGCATGCGCGTCGCAGCCCGGCAAAACTTTGTACCGATAGTCCAATTGAAACCTGACCAACATCACTTTGGCGCGCAACGCTTCGATTATCTCATTGAGCGACACATTATCATTTTCTGCAGTTTGTGCGCGCACGAAGCACCGTCTTACGACACTTTCGAGCATGTTTGCTGCCACTTGCAAATTGAATTGCAACCCACAAACGTGCTCTTCCATGCACTGTGCCAACAAAAACAGACACCGCGTGTCGGCCGAATCGTGCCAGCGCTCGCAATAGTCTTGCAAAAAGTCGACACTTGGAGGTTCTTGCTGCAAATACCAGGAAGCTATCTGATGTGCCGCCTCGTCATGGTTCAATTCGACAGCTTGCTTCATCAAAGTCAAGTAATCGGCAGGCATTTCGGCCTCTCGACACGTATTTGCCAGCGTGTAAATATCTTCTTTTTTTCCAGACTGAGAAATGGGAACAGTCAACTGAGACAATTTGTCAGCCAGACCAACTGTTGCAGTCGATTCGCCACTTGTCGACATGTCTGAAACCACTGACATTGTTGCGGATGATAGAGAATCATTTTTTTCTGGTCCCGAAAATTTTTTTCGATACCCTGCCATTTCTGACCGTCACTTCCAGCAACCCTTTTACAAATGACTGATCGGAAAAGGCGTCTATCTAGGAGCAATCAGGCGAGCGATAAACGCCGCAAAATTGTTCAACCGTACCGCGGGAATTCTTTTTTCTGGAAACTTGCACCGGAAAATGCAGGGGGAATCGATTTGAAGCATCTGTTTTTTCTTGATGGCGTGGCGTACAACAGAGTCAGATTGTGTCAGTGGATAGAACAGTTCCGCGACAGTTCTTCAATGCCAACCATTCCCGCTGCCGAGAGCGCTATTCCCGCCGAATCCCTTCGAACGCTGGGATATCCGCTGGATTTTTTCAAAGCACATCGCATGCGGTCGCGAGAAGAGGAAAAAAATTTTGATGAGCGGTCGACAAACACGTCTGCACAAAAGACGGTTTCTCTCCGCACAAAACATGCATGCACATTGGAAACACAGCGGCAATTTTTTCTTTTGACAGCGGTGGAAGCCGGCGCTGTGCACGTCGTTGTCGGTATGTTGCAAAAGTACGCAACTACTAGCGATTTGCTTTGCGACGATTGGGCATTGGTACACGCTGCTGCTTCCGTCTACGATCGTGCGCCGACTATGCTCGACACTGTGCTGCAAGAATTGGAACACTTTTACAACTTGCACGAAGATTGCGCCGATCAGTGGAAGAAATTGTTTTGCACGACGGATCACTACGTACACCAGCAAGTTCCTTGCATATTGTGGAAACATTACTGGCGCACTCACCCGAACTATGACAGCACACTGCCCATGGCGACGATTGTGTCGGGCAAGTTGCCACCGCGAGTGCAGGATGACATAATGTCGCAAAGCGATTGGCGTGGCGTTTTGATGTCTGTCACAAAACAGTGTCTGCTAGCCGGCGACAACAATTTTGAACCTTTTTTGCACTTTTACAATGGAGCGATGACGCAAGCGTCTCGCTGCGCGGCGGTTGGATTCGAGGACAATTTACGTTTGCTTCTATCCAACCGCGACTCTTGGGCTGTTTCTGACGACGATTTGTTGGAAATGGCTGTTTTTCAAGTGTTTCAAAGCGCTTTCGGCAAACCTGCGGAGTGTTACGGGCCGATGATGCCTCTCGCACCATCTACAACAGAGCGGTTGGTGCATTTTGCAGCCAGACACCACTCGCTGCGCATTTTTGATGCGGTTTTTGCATGGCACGGTCACAGCATTGCGCCTTTTGTCACATCGCTCGATGCTATATCTTTCAGTTCTGTCTTTCACGATTTTCCACCGATAATCGATCGGCTTGCTCGTGTCGAAAGCGGCGATCCCGTTTTGTGCCTGAAAACTCTTCTTGCAATCCTACAATTGGCATCGGAGTATCATTCGGACGCCGTCGCAAATCGGTTCGCTCCTGAAGTGGTCAAAATTTTGTCAGAGAGCGCCGTAGATGCGCCGGAAGTTGTGGATGTTGCCTACGAACAACTGGTCGTGAACGCTGTGGAAAATAGGCACGAATTGCTTTTCGCCTTGCTGGTCGGGCCTGCGATCCGCTCTGTCTCTTTGGAGAGCAAGAAAAAGATATTGCAAACGATCGTAGACAGAGGCTCCCTTTCGACCCTGCGGGCTTTTGTTGAGTTGGGCTGCTTGGTTGTGTTGGAAAATAAATGAATGCAATTTTGGAAACTTTATTGGTTGCCAGCATCAAAGACAGCTGCCTCGACCCAGCAAAGTCAACAGCTGTACTTTGATTTTCTGCCATCGTCGACTTAAATTTCCTTGCCGGCTTTGCTCGTCAAATGGATACATTTCTTCAATAATTCGTCTGTCCTCTCTACTCAAATCGCTGCTGCGCTTCACTGCTATACCTTCCAGATTCCAACTGGCAGGAAAAGAATATGACATGACACTTTCTGTGTCGAAATGGTCACTCACAATCAAGTCATCGGCCATTTTTACTCGGTTGAGTATATTGCCGCGCGTTTTGTCCTCTTCCCAGCCTCTGCGTTTCATATCGGCTATGATTTTTTCCTCATTCCAGGTCAAATGATTGCGCGGCGACTGATGTTCGTGCGAAAGATTCAACATGTGACCAAATTCGTGCAACACAACGCCTCGATGCGAGCGATAACTCGGACTGTCTGGCAGCCAGCCAAAATTCATGGTGGCTCGCTCTTTCGGTACGCCCCGAGCGTCCGTGCCAAGAAATGACCAAGATCCTTGGCCTTCTTCAAACGAGATACGCACCTCTGATTCGGCCACAGTTGCATTGAAATCAAAGTGCAAATTTGCAAACGGCAGCCACATGGATGCTACTCTTTGCACAAATTTTTTTTGACCATCTGTGCCGCCTACAAAGCAAATTGCAATCGTTTGACCAGCAGTCCACAGGCGGCGCACCCGCGAGAGTCCTCTGGTAGTGTTTTGTACGACTGGATCGTCAGTCAAACAGATGTCGAACGCTTCACTTTGTCTAGTTTGTAGTGCCATCTTTTCTAAACAAAACTACTCACAAAAAAAACCGGAAGGGTTGGGCAAAAAAAACGCCATCGCCCACAATAATGTAAGTTTGATGCGTTTGTAGTCGACAATCGACTTCTGTTCATGTGTGTCTGTCGGGCATTGGTCAGTATAGCGTGACAATAAAAATGAGTTTGATTGAACATACCCAGGTAACGAACAACAAGCGAGCAGCCGATGTGAGTCGCGAGTCAGAGTTGTTGCGTCTTTTGTTTGTACGATATCTGATCGCGAAACGGTGCTGGTAGGAGGCGTCTATCGGGCAAAACGATGCAACTGGAAAGAGATTCAAGCAGCAAGGTCAGAAGAGGGCTTTTTTGTCTGTGGCTCATGTCCACGTTGGCACTTGACTGTGAGATCGATCTGCATTGTGAGCATGTACGATGTGTGTGCGGCGCTTTGTTTGTCTTTTCTGCGACTCTCTGCTCAAAGTGCCTGTGTGTAACTCGTTGTACGACCGCTTGCGTTCTCATTGGCCTGTTTCAAATAGAGGCCGACATCGATTCGTGTCTGCAGTACATGGAGCGGCGTCTGTTTGGCGACGCGGCGGTAATGTACGCCGGAGTGGCCGGTTTCGGCAACAAGGTCGACTGGCGCTCGTGGCAACTGTTGCCGGCGTGCGATCAAGACGTGCCGCGCTTCTTCGAGCACTTGTTGGCCGTTCATGTGACTGCGTTTCACGGCTCGGAAGAGTTGCAATTGCTTGTGCATGCA